AAAGCATCTCTAGGCAGTCCAAATTTATCAATTAGCCTCATTGCTAAAATCATATCTTCTTTAAGTGCTTGTTTTTTTGTTTTCATTATATAAATAGTTTAGTTAAAATTATAAGAGATGCCACCATGACAAAGGCGAACGTAATAAAGGAAATTATTACTAGGGCATTAATAAAAAGTTTATGTATTGTGTTTTTCATAATTAAGCATTTTGAGATGTTACAAAACCCCCTAAAGTTTTAGCAAATTTATAGGCGTTTGCGTGATATTTAAAGGTTTTAATTAGTGGCTGAGGGTGTATTTTTGTAACGTCAACAACCTCATAAAGCTGTGTGTTGGTGTCGAAGTCGACTGAATAAATTTTTTTCATATTGTTTGTTTATTTAGTTAATAATTATTCACAATATTAGTTAATAAAATAATACGAGTCAATACCCAACTGACAATTTATATTAATTCTAAATAAGAACATTAATTTGCTTTCTTGCTTTTATTGTTTTTAGCTTTGCAAGTTATCCAACAAAAAACCCCCTGTAAAATTTACAGAGGGCAAACAAACAAACAAAACTATTAAATTTATGTATATTGAATTTATATTGAATTAATAGGTATTAAATTTATTCCTGTATTAAATTCATGTATTGAATTGCTCTGTGCCTTGAATATTGTTGAACTGTCCATTGAATTGACCTATCCGTATTGAATTGCTTTTGGTATGGCTCTTGTCCTACTTCTTTTATTTCAAACGTTAACGTTCTCATATTAAATTTATAAAACAGATTTGTTTAAAATATGCCATAAAGTTCCAGAGCTTGATATATTAAATTTTTCTTTTGTCAACTTATATGATTTAGTTTTCTTATAAAACTTTTTCACTAATTCATTATTGTATTTTTTAGTAAAGGACGAAGCATAATTTGCTTGTTTTTTTCGAGCTTCCTTATCCCTATCCAACATATTATCTTTATTTGTTCCTAAAACTATATTGGAATAAGAATTGTTTGTTTTGTCTCCGTCAAGATGTCTAACCAAAATATTATTATTGTAAATCATATCTTTATATTTTTGATAAGCTTGTAATCTATGAACAAATATAAAATATGTTTTTTTGTCTTTTTTCAAAGTAAACCTTTTGTAACCTTTTTTATTATAATGACCAATAGATTTATTTTGTGGGTTTAAAAGAGTTCCGTCCTTCAATACTTTATAACCTAATTTATTAGCGTATATTTCGTTTTGATTAAATTGTAAGTTATTGTGTGATTTCATACTTTGCTATTTCTATATTCTGATTCTAATTGTTGCCTATGCAATTCATTTTGTGCTCTAAGCGTTTCGTTCTCTTCCTTAATTGTTTTAAGTAGTTTTCTTAATTTCCTAATCTCGCTTTCAAAAACATTTACTGTATCTCTAAGGTGTCTGATTTCAATTCGGTTTAAATCTTCTAAGTGTGTCATATTTTTATATCTATTCTATTATTTAATAATTCTATTATTTTAAATATCTGCTCTTCTTTTTCCTCTTGAGTTTCTGCGATTTCTTTTACTCTTATCCAGAAATGATTAGATTGCTTAGGCATAAATAAATCCTTTATTAAATTGCCAAACTTTTTCATTGGGCGTACTGTTTTGTATACTCTGTTTACTTTCATATTATTTGTTTTTAAATTGACTTCTTAAAATTGGTTTCCAATTATTCATTATTTCAGCTATTCCTTTTATGTGTTCAGGGTTTTTTAAATCACATTTAAATTTACCAAACAATAGTTTTAAATCTTCTCTAAATTCATATACTACTCCTGTTGGCACAAATGGTTTGGAATCTGTATCTTCTTGGTTTCTTATAAAACCACTATAAGTTTGTTTCATATTATTTGTTTTCAAATTGGTTTGCTAGTGAATAAAATTTATAGGTTTCGTAAGGCATCTTATACCCTTTGCAATTATAACAGAATAACTGCTTTGCTTTCTGTTCTATTATTGCCGAACATTTGTTACACTTTCTCATTTGATTTGTATTATTTCTGGCAAGCCAAATGAATTTATTTCTATTGTTAAATCTAAAGGAATTCCACAATCGTATCCTTCACACTTAAAATTATCAATGTGATTTTCATAACCACACATTTCACATTTCTTTGTTTTCATACTTTATAGGTTTTTGTTGAGTTCATCATATAATTAGCATAGGTTGTAGCTTCATTATCCAATTCACAATTCTTGTCTTCTAAGTACTTCATATAATGGTTTTGCCATTCAATGTCGTATTGTAAACTTTTTATTTCAGCTTCTAGCTCTTCAATGATGTCTTCCATTATTGTTTTACTTGTTCTTCTATTATTTTGCCTTCTAAATCTACAACAGTGTAGCCATGACTTCTTAATAGATTAATTGATTTTTCTATTTGATTTACTCTTTTTCTGTAATGGTCAAAGGTTTCGTTTTCTATCCAACTCATAATTATTTGTTTTTAAATTGTTTACTTAATAGTTCTAACATACGATTTTGATTACTTTTTTGTATCCAATCGTTTTTTAGTTTAAAGTGTTTGTTAATGATTTCTTTCTTTGTTTTCATGGTAATAAGTTAAAGTGTTAGGGTAGTTAAATAAATTACAAATATCGTCAACAATACAATCTCCATATTCTTGGCAACCGTACTCTATTAATATTTGTCTTAAATTGTAATGTTTGTTTTTAATTGTTTTCATTGTTTTCTTTATTAGTTATACACAAACTTAGTTAATTATTTCCAACTGACCAAATCTTTTTTTAAAAAAGGGAGGTTTTACCCTCCCCTACTTCTTATTTCTTAATCCAGAAACTGTTAGCTCTGTATCCTCCACAATCCCAAGTATCTAAATGAACACGATTCACAATAGAGGTTAAATGATTTCTTGTTGAAATTATATACTTGCCTCTAGGTTTAGCAGGAAAATAAGCAACCCTTACGGTTGTGTTGTTTAGATTTCTAAAAGGTTTTTGTTTTTCCCAACCTATACTCCTCAAGTAAGAGCTATAATTAATTTCTTCGTTTGGCATTTGTAATGTCTTTTTAGATAAATCCATTAATTCATCCCAAACTTCCTTATAAGGTTTTTTTGTAGCGTGTGCTATTGCTCTCACTACACAATCTCCAACATAAAGATTCTTTTTTGTTTTCTGACTTTTTTTGGTAAAGAACTTTTCTCTACCTCCAAAAGATTTTTTAAATCTGTTTGTTTGCATGTTTTTAATTTTTAGTTAAACAATATTTCAATGAACTGTGTTCAATATAGTAATTAATTCTCCAACTGACAAATAAATACAGAAATTTAACAAAATAAATAACTTTTGTTATAAATATAACAATTTATCTAATAAAGTAATTGCCATGAGGTACAGACCTAGTAAGTAGGTATTGACAAAGATAACGACAGGAGTCAATTCCGTGATTAAAGTTATCGTTTGGTATAGAGCCTGATAACTTCCAAGAATAATTATTAAATTCACGGATTAGATTTATTGAATTGCTATCAATTACAATTTGATAATCTTGCATCAATGCAATTCCCGATAAGATACTGCCTTTCTTTTTTATTGTAGGCACAATGTTTAATCCTTTTGTTTTTAATTCACTAATTAAACGGGGTTCGCTATTGTCAGCAACAATTAAATTTTTACCCGCCTTTCTAATACAAGCATCATAAATTTGTGAGGTAGTTAAACCTTTTTTATAAAGATGTTCTTTAAACCAAATAATTTTCCTAGTTTTGTCAATCGCACCTTCAATTAATGCTGAAGGGTCAACAGAGAATCCAAAGTCTAAACCGAATATTGAATCTATTTCCGTATTGAATTTATCTATATTCCAATGAGTAAATATAACTCCTTCTGCTCTTTGTAACCAACCACCCATAATCTGATGCTTATATTTAAGTGGTCGTCTTACTTTCATATCATTAATTTGCTTTACAAACGATTCTGATAAATGTTCTAAATTATCTAAGTAAGTTGTATGAATGTAAGTAATGTTTTCTTTTGTGCCATTAAATCCGTCAGGAACTCCTCTGTTTTGAAAGAACCTTTGATATATCCAATTCTCTTTTGTAGTAGGGTTTAGAATTAATATACATCTGTTCTTTACATTCTTTGCTCTAATACTAAAATCAATCTTATCAAAACTCTCTTCATCTGTTAGCTCTTCTGCCTCATCTAAAACAAATGAACTAACACCTTGAATAGATTTAAGCTTTGCCGTTTGGTCTCCACTTGATGTTCTAATACCACTAAAGTATATTGAACTGCCTGTTAAATTATTAATGATTTCTGTTTTAGTAACAGTAAACTGGTCTAGTATACCCATTAATTCTAGCTTCTCAATAAACTCTGGTATAATTGACATACCCGCTGAGGTCATTGTATAACGAGTAAATAATATTCTATGTCCTTTTTCGTAAGTAAGTAATACTAAAAATGTGTTTGTAGCAAAAGACTTTCCACTTCCCCTTCCCCCTGTAATTACATAGTATCTACTATCTGAATTAAATAGAGCTTGATATTTTTTATTCAGATTTAGTTTCTTCATCTTTTATATCTTCTGATTCAATATCAATAGTTTTTTCTTTATCGGCAAAATTAATTACAGGAATGTTTACTTCTGTTTTAACATTAAGTTCTTTTAATTCTTTTGGTTTACCATACTTATATTCCCAAAGTAATCTCATATGAGGAAAACTATCTTGAGCCTGTTTAGCAAGTTCTAACCAAGCCTTCTCTTCACTTCCAAATACTTTTTTCATAGCACCTAAAGCATAGTTACCTAGCTTTTTTTCTCTTGCTTTTGGTGGTCTTCCTTGACCTCTATAAACTCCTTTTAAAGCACCATTGTTTACTCTTCCGTCTTTTTTCTTTTTGTTCTCGTTTACTCCTTCCATAAACCTTTATTTATTAATTGGCATATAATAGAGTAATTGCCTAAGTCCTGATATGTATCTAAGAGGGTTTCGTTATTACCTTTACGATTCTTAATAATTAGATTTTTCCAACGACTTATTTTATCATTCATTCTAAACCATAAACCATGTAAAGCAAAGTCTTTACCTTCCTTAGTTTCTAGGTTTGCACCAGTGCTTATATTACTAATGCCATAATCTAATTGCTTTTTTGCAAAGAGTTCAAACTGCTCTTCAACAATATTCTCATAACTCTTATATAAGTTAGGCGATTCTTTTTGTAGTAACTTTCTATATTTATTCTGCATACTCTAATTTTTTATCTACCATATTGCTAATAACCATAGTCAATTCATCAACGTCTTTATTGTTAAGATAATTTACTTTGCTCTTAATATATTCTCGCTTTGTATAATTATCCATTTGATTTATTTTATCAATAATCTTTTGTTCCCATACTATTAAATCTTTATTGTAGTTTTTATGAACCTCATAAGTTCTGAGTGAATATAAAATTGTAGCGTGATTAACTTCCCAGCCATACTTCTTATATATCTTAACAATATTAAATAAAGTCATTCTTTTATGATTATATAATATATGGTTTAGCAAAGACCTAACCTCGACATATTCTCTTTTTCTGGTCTTGTTAAATATATTTAATCTTGACAATTCAACTATTTTTTCTATTATGTGTTTTGGTGAAATCATGGTAAATAATTTTGTTGAGCCTTGTAATCTTCTAAAGCGTGTAATATTGCACCACAACATTCATAGTGCTCTTCAAATTCATATTGCTCGATTAATATAGGTATTTCGTTTTCTGTTATTACTCTTTTTTTTAGACATAATAGAGTGTCTTCGTAACAATCTAAGTAATCTAAATATTCATTGTCCATTTATAAAGTGTCTTCTACTAAGTAGTTTTCTAAATCAAATTCGTTTCTAATATAGTTTTCATATACTTTTAAAGCATATTCAACTTTTTGCTCACCACTAAAATAGAAATTTTCACTGACATTAAAAATACCAATTTCATTTGTTGGTGATTTATCAATGACAATATACTTAAAATCTTTATAACTCTTGCCAAATAAATTACAGTAAATGTAACATTGACTGTCATAATTATATTTATTGGCACTGTACTTAAATGCCGATAAAACTTGAGTTGTTTTTAAATCTATTAAATACTGACCTAAAACATCTGCCTTAGCTCTAAAAGGGTAGCCCATTAAATTATCAACCATAGGCACTTCAAACTTACTGTTCTCTATAAGTTCACTTGCAGGTTTGCAATTATAAAACCTATCTCTTAATCTTAATGCCTTGTCTCTATCCTTTACAGTAAAGACATCCCACCTTTCTTCTTTGGCGAGTTTATATTCTTTGTTTGCCTTTGTTTTAACATCTAAGAATAAACACTCATTAAATTTATCCTCTTCTAATATACTAGCGTGAAATAAATATCCTTGAGCTAATGCATCCGATTCAGTAGGTAGGTTTATTTGATTTAAGTATTCTAATGGCGATTTAAGTAGTTGGCTTACTGCACTACTTGATAAACAAGCTTTTGCCAAGTAGCCATAATAAAAGCTATCTTGAATTGCTTTTTGTGTGAGCTCATGTCTATCATGCATCTCATTGTCTAGTGTGATAATTGGTTCTTTCATTTTAATTACAATTTAAGTTATACTGATATGAAACATAATACTCCCAACATCCACCCTCTATATAGTAAGTGTAAACCTCATTGTTATAACCGTCTCTGCATAGATAAACATATCTAACTGTATTGTCTCCATACTCTGAATGATAAGGTTCGTCAATAAAAGGTGCTGACGGATAACTGCTCAAATCACAATTATCACTGCAACTAAATAGTGTAAATAAAATTAATGTGTAAAGTATTGTTCTCATATTTCTTTGTTATTCACTCACAAAGTTAATAAAAGAACCGAGATATGCAAATGTTTTTTACATAAAATTCTTTTTCCAAATATCCATACCTACTGCATAGCGTTGTTTGGTATCTGGGTATTCAAGAATCATTTTAGCATTGTTCATGAACCTTGCCATGAAACTAGCTTTTTGTTCGTATTTTTTTGGTTTAAGTAGTGGCATATATAAATAACAAATATAATATATAATGTACTTTAGAATTTACATTTTTTGCAATTCCATTTTTCGCCCATCTGATTTATATATTTTTTAAACTCTTTTGGCTCTTTGTAGTAAGTCCAACGCTTATCATAATATATGCCTGAGACCTTACATTTTTCAAGAGGTATATTCACATCATCATTATCAAAATCATGTTCTACTTTCAATACTGCTGATTTTTCAGTATGCCAAGAATCACAAATCCTTTCAAGTAACAATCTTTGACCTGTTGGTATCTTGTTAAATTTATATTTAACTTCTATAAGAATAAGAACTTCATTATCAAACTCTAAAACGGCATCAATATCTGACGGATGTAGTTTTCCGTTTTGAACACCTGTAAAATCAATGACTTGTTTTACACGCTTTCGATTCCTAATTAGTCCTTTGTTTTCAGTCATTATTATATTCTTTATATACTCTTTGTAGTTTAGCGTGTAGATTATTTTTAAAACAAGATGCACAACTTGTTAAGCTCATTTTTTGATGAAATATTCTATTATATATTCTTAGTAATTTTTGTTGAGTTTGTGGATGTACAGTAGATTTTGCCTCAGTAAAGTATTTATCTAAATATTCATATTCATCTTCTGTTAAGCACTCAGGCTTATAATAAGGAAATAGATAGTTTAGTTTTTCCTTACGCTGTTCGCATCCACAATCTTCACCAAGTATCCATTTAGCTACTTTAGCTATTCCTGTTTTTTCAAGTACCTTTTCAACTGTATCTCCTAATCCTTTAGCCTTTGTACTTTTTATACTCTTCTTTGCTTTCTTTCCTGATTTTTTCTTTGGCATTTGTTAATGTATTAAATATTGAACTTAAACTTATTTTTGTCTCTTTACTAATATCTCGCATACTCATATTAGTGTTTAAATATAACTTAGTTAGCTTCTTATCGTACCAATACCAATCTTCAATAACGCTATCAATCTTGTTATAGAGTGCCTCTAAGTTAACTTTTTTTTTGTAATTATCATTATGTTGCTCAACATCATAAACTATTTGATTCATGATATAACTAAATTTTTCATTGTCCATATCTGAAAACAATACTGTTTTTTTATTTTTATTATAATTAGTAAACTTACTATAATACAAGTTTCTTAATGTAATGTATATGTAAAATGTATTAATTTCAGTTTCATTATACATAATTCGTTTTACATCTTTTGTATAATCGTACATTCTAATATACATATCTTGAACTAACTCATTAGCATCATTAGTATCCAATTTAAAACTCTTAGCCATATTTATCCATTCATTATGCCTCTTAGCTAATATGTCAAGTATCTTAGAGCTCATCTTTAAATATTATGTCTCTAAGTTTGTTAAATGAATTTACAACATGATAGTTACCTTGCCATTCAGCTTGAAACTTTATTTCGTCTGGTGTAAGTTTTTGTTGTGCTAACGGTTTGTCTCCGTCTTTAATTTCTATAAGATAATTATTACCTGCATATCCTACTATAATATCTGGCGCACCTTTGCCTAATTGATGAGTATGGAGGACAGAGCATCCCATCTCTCTAATTTGAGAGACAATCTTTTTTTGGTTAGCATCTACTCTAGCTCGTTTTCGCATCTGATATTATCTACACTATCAAAGGGTGTTTGATTGTTGAAATAATATCTGTTTGATTTCCTATGATAAGTTATGCCTTCAATATCTTGTGGATAACCTACCAATTTTTGTTTCTTTATTTTTTGACTGCCAAACGTAACTTCAGTATTACTAAAATCTAAAGCTCTATTTGGTCTCCATACAAAAAGTACATTATCACTTTTATCTGCAAATGTACCACCACCTTTAATCGTGTTGACATCTGGTTTTCTATATCTACCATTATCATCTTTTTGTGGTGTAACTTGGTGTGCAACTAAATGAACAGAGATTTTATTCTCTACGGCAAACCTTTTTAACTCACTCATAAATCTACTTATGTATAAGTCTTCCCTTTCGCCTCTTTGCATTCTGTGTTGTACAGTATTGTATGGGTCAATAATCAATGAACGTATGCCTTTTGTTTTTACTAAAAACTTAGCTCTTTCAAATATGTCTTCTAATTTATAACTTTTTTTTGGATATATAATAAAAAAATGCTTTTTCATAAACTCCATACCTTGTTTAAATTCAGCTTCACTCATATAATTGTTCTGATAAAAAGGGTCTGAACTTTTGCCTATGTAACATTCTATCAAATCATGGAAAAAATCATTTATTGGCATATTCTCTGGGCTAAACACTGCAAACTTCCATCCATCGTGAAATGCCTTTAAAACTGATAGCTGATTTAAAAACATACTTTTACCTTCATTTTGATAGCCAGTCCAAATATTTACCTCGCCATTACGCCAAGTCCACGCCCTATCTATACAATCTATATGTGTTGTAGAACCTCTTTCTTGTCCGTTTCTATAACCATCTAACATACTATCGTATATATCACTAACATCAAAAACACCTTCTACTTTAGGCACTCTAGCGTGTTTAAATCTATGTTGTAACGATTCTACGCCTTCATTAAGTAAAACTTCATTAGCATCTTTATATGGATTTGTGTCTATTAATCTTATTTTTTCAGCACCAATCCTTCTTATTAATTCCTCTTCTAAATACCTTCCGTTTTCGTCATTATCTGTACATAAGTAAACTACTTTTGCATTATCAAACACTTCATAAGAGTTTGTTATACATTCTAATTTCTTATCTAAGTTTTTGTCTCTGGCATTTGGTGCACCCATATTTACAGAGGTATGCCAAGTGAAACCTGCAACTTCCCAACTTAATGAATCAAATTCTCCTTCACAAAGTATTACAAAGTCTTGATTTACTACTCTATCGTAATTGAATATAATAGGTTGACCGTTTCTTGATTGGGTAAATGTTTTATTGTCAATGCCTCTAGTTTTATAATTTACAAGCTCATTGTTTTTTAGGTATGGAAATACAACACTTTTGCCGTCTTTAGTAGTGGTTATTTTATTATTTTCAATAACTTCATTAGTTATGCCTCTACTATTAAGAAACTTTATGGCACTTGAATTTATTTTCTTTAAATTATTTGTAGTCGGCTTAGTGTATATTTTTTGTTGTATCATATTGTTGTTAGGGTTTACAGAACCGTTCCAGCCACAATGGTGGCAGTGATATAATCCATCATCTAAGTTTATAGAAAGCGATGTATCACTTTTATTTTTCCTAGTATGACTACATTTTGGGCACTTTACTTTCTGTTGAGAGTATTTGCCTTTAGGTACGATTCCAATTTTTTCAAAGTTTTCTTGCATAATATAAAATTTCTGCTATATTTTATAATACACTATGTAATATATTACACTATGTATTATTTATTTATATAATACACAGTGTATTACATAGAACTGACATTCTTGGCACTTGGGCTAACGTAAATCTTACGTTCTTTTCCGTCATTTCCTAAACTCTTTGTCTTTCTTTTTATGTATTTCTTGTTTTCTAATTTGTTTAATATCCTATATAAAGTTCTATCGTTTAAATTTAATGCCATACAAATACTTTCATTTGAGGCATAACAATAACCCTTTTTTATTGATAATGAATCTATATAAGATAAAACCGTTGCTTCTGATATTGTTAAATTTGTGTTCATAAATGCTAAATTAATATTAACGTATTTTGTGTTTTTTCTTTGTGTCATGATTTAAGGTAAAAATCCCCCAAAACTTAACGTAATGGGGGAATGTTAATTAAAACGGTAAATCTGGTGTTGGTAATGCTTGAGCAGGTTGCGATTGCTTTTGAGCATCTGGCTTATATTCATCTAGCCAAACTGAGTGAGTTTTACCATACTGGTCAGTTTCTTTCTTGTTTCCAATAGTAAGCTTTAAATAACGCTTTCCATTGTACTCAATCCAAGAATCTTTTGTTTTTTCTTCACTAATAGTAAAGTTAATTAGGTCGTAGTTTCCAACTTTTTTCCCACTACCTACATACTTTTTTTCATTCATAATTTTAATTTAATTTAGGTTAATAATAATTTTTCTACTTTCTTACTTACTTTATATTTTTTTCTAATATCGGTGATAGTAAAACCTTTTTCTTTAATAGCTTGTTTAGCTTTATCAAACTTGTCTCCTTTGTCTTCTAGCCAGTCTTTATTTGGCTCTAAGACAGCCGTAGAAGCGTTTTTAGACGTGTTAGAGTGATTATTAGTAGCATCTGCATCTTTTGTATCATCAATTAAAAATAAGCCGTTTAAAGCGTACTTTCTAGCATAACTACTTGATGCACCATAGCATTGAGCTACATCCATTCCTTTACGATTTAAGTTAATACCTGCTTGAGCTCTGACTTGTATTTTATCTACACCGTCAGTAATCTCTGCAACTGCATTAACAAATAAAGGTTCTGGAGCAATAGAATCAGTAATAGTAAGCAATAACTCTTCTTTTGCCAATAAAGGCTTTACTGCCTCTAAGATGTCTTCACAACTTCTGTAATTATAGTTACCAAAATTGTTCCTTTGATTTTTAGGTGCTTTCAAACTCCCTTGAATACGCACCAACTTCTTTGTTAAGTTTTCCATGCAACAAACATATAGATAAAATATGTCATGTGCAAGACAAAAGACAAAAAAAAGAGGCAACATCTTGCTACCCCTTTTCATTGAAAACAAAGAAATCAACAGATATTCGCACCCTATTGAATTCACAAAGATATAAAAATACCTATTAAATTCATAGAGGGTATTGAATTTATTTATACACCTATTAAATTTAACGACCCTGACCTCTATACTTTTTCTTATACTTTACTTGACCTTTACTTGCATTTTTAGAATGTACATTAGGTCTTTTAGTTCGATTAGACGCACGATAATTACTTATAACTAGTTTTGCCATTACTTTTTAAACTTCTCTACGCTACGACCTCCAAAATAAGCTCCTATGACCGTTATAAGTACTAATTGTAATAAATCAATCCAATTTGCTTTAACTTCAAACGATATAACACCTGCATCTATGAATACCATAAGAACTGTAGACACAACTAGAAATATCAAAACCAAAGGTCTAACATTCTTACTAAGCCAACTATCGGAAGCCATATCTACTTTCCATCTCTCAGTAACATTTTTTTGCATATCTGCTTCTGCATCAATCCAAATTTGTTCCATCTCTTTTTCAAATTGAGCTTTCTCCTCTTTACTAAAAGTATGTTTGTCAATTATGCCTGAAATCTTTTCTGCTATATTAGAACCTGTAGCTCCAAATAATTTACTTAATATTTTGCTCATTTGTTATATCTATATATTTAGTTTTACCATTTTTTCTTATAGCTTTTAGGCATCTTTTTCTGTTAGAATCTTCATCTACATAACTAACATGAACCCAATCAGGACTATCATTTGTGCCAAACTCCCAAATAAGTTGGTCAAAGTCGAGATTATCTTTAATGTAATAATACATATAAGCATTACTAACGTGACCATAAATATCGTCAATATCAATAGCACGTCCTTGACAATGTTGGCTTTTACTGCTGCCTCCAATAGCTTTATTAAGTTCTTCACATCTATAAAATGAGTTTATTTTAATTGGTGCATTAACAGCTTCTCTTAAAGGTTCAAATACTTTCTTAGCTACCATTTCCATATTTTGTAAGTGATATTCATTAGGTTTATTATCTATACCTAAACGTAAAGCTGTAGCACTCCTAGTAGCTTCTTTGTAGCTTATATGTTTACTTATTCTATTCATTAGTTAGTACTTGCCCTTCTGGATTTATTAATTCTATTTATAGTATTTTGTATTTCTAATCTAGTAGCTTTAATTTGTAAAGATATATCTGCTACATATTGCATTCTAACTCTACCTGATTTATCCATAATAACAATTACAGGTACAGCCATAATAGAGTTCTGAACATCTCTAGGTTGGTCTTTTAGGTAACTAAACTTAACAGTAGCTCCTGTAATATCACTTAAATCGTAATTATTCTTTTTGTTCCATTCTGCATTTATTTGCAGAACTGTTACGTCTTGACTATATACAAAGCCCGCAACCAATACACATATCGCACATAATATTAATTTTTTCATTTACTAATTATTTCAAATAACTTATCGTCTATTTTCTTTAACGCATCTGAGTTTTCTTCTACTTTTTTACCAGTATTCATTATTGTCTCTCTTACGAGCTTGTCTTTTAAATCATACTCTGTTCTTGAAATCTCAGGTTCTGGTAGCTTCTTAGCCTCCTCTATGTCTGCTTGTAAGGCAAACCACATTCCTATAAGGGTAGATAACCCCACCCCTATAGCAATAAGTGTCTTTATACTAATTTCAAATTTACTGTCTTCGCTTAATTCACTCATAGTTTTTTAGTTTTTTGAATAGTATATACTATCGTGCAGATTAGAAGTATAATTTTTAACCATACCTCAACCTCAGTTAATGATACTAGAAAAGCCATTGAGTTTATAAGGTATATCTTCATATCTGCAAAATCCATAGCGTTATTCTTTATCTTCTTTCATTTCCTCGTAAGAACCATCTTGCAAGTTGATATTTATTTTACCATACTTTTCTTCTAGTTCTTTCTTTACTTTGTTAGATTCTTCTCTAACTTGACTTAAAGCGTGTAATAGATTATGCTTTTGCTCATCTAGTGTACCTAAGTCGTGCTTAATAGCAGAAACTTTCTTTTCTGATTCTAATAATAATTCTAATTCTTCTTTACTAATTTTTGACATTTTATTAAATTTATAGTTATATTACAAATATATTAATTATTCTCAAGTGTTTCTATTCTACTTTTTAAATCATTGATTAGTTGTTGTTGTTCTTGCATTCCTTTAATTAACATAGGAACAAATACAGAATATTTTACTCCTTTTATAACTTCTCCTGTTGCTAACTCTACATTTTCTTTTACAGGTTCATCTGTTTCTATTGTTTCATATATTGCTTCCTTTGCTTCAACTGCTTCTTGTTGATATTCAGGTATTCTATCAAGTAATTCTTGTTTCGTATCTGCACTTTGCCACTCTATATTATTATTATCTAACCAAGTTTGAATCTCAATTTTTGTATTATCTTGTGTTGGTTTTTCATTCCACTCAATAGCGTCTTGTCCTTCAACAGCTTCATTAATTAATTTTTGTTCTGTTTGATAAATTATATTACCTTCATTATCCGTTTTGTTTACTTCTTCACGTTTTGTTTTTGGAGTTTCATATATTAAATTCGGAAATATTTGTTCTAACTCTTGAGCAATAACACCAATTTGTTTTTGTTCTTGTCCTATATAATTAAAGTTTTTGATTTGAACTTTCATTAAATCTTCTAGCTTAGAAGTAGCATCTGTTACGTTTTCCTTTAATTTAATATCAGATAATTGTCCATAACTATTGTTAGTGTTTTCAATATTTCCATTTGAATATATTTTTATTCTTTCGGTACTTCCACCTTTTCCCATAAAGAAACGAGAAGTAGTATCGTTTTCATCATCATTATTATGTACGTTAATACCATAATGTGAGCCACTTCCAGATGCTTGCCAAAACATAGCTATTGGTTGATTACCAAAGTCGTTATTAAATTCGTGAAAATTATAGCCTGAACCATAACCATAAGAACCCGCTTGTGTTTTAAATTTACTTAACCCCCCAGATGTTATACGCATTTTTTCTGAACCATTAGTTGAAAAAAGCATATAATCCCCATTGTGTTTGTATGATATAGCCCCTACATAAGAACCAGCATTGGTTGCATCGTTTGAATCTGCAAAGTTTAAATCACTCGAACTTGTTGAACCTGCTGTTATAGCTAATCTTGTATTTCCACCAGTTGTTCCTACTTGTAAGATATTACTGTATGCGCCACTAAAAGGATTAGGAATACTTGTAGTTCCGATTCCTACGCTTCCATCAGTATCAATTAACATTCTGTTTGTGTAAGAATTATTTGCATCGTTTACCTGTCTAAACAGTAATCCTTCTCCTGCTACACCAACAGCTCTCATTTCCCAAGTTCTAATATTAGCAGTTCCACTTGCTGCATATAATCTAATAATAGAATCAAGACCACTTCCTGCAACTTCTAAATTAGTATAAGGAGAGGTAGTCCCAATTCCTACGTTTCCATCTGCTTTTATTATTACAGGATTTGCTCCATTGTTTGAACTATAAAAAGTTGGATTTGCTCCTTGATTATTTACCTTTAATAAAGCATAATCTATTGCTCCAGAACCTCCACCATTGGGTTGGTTAATAAATAAACCAGTAGATTGTGATGCCCCTGCGTAATTTATTAAAACACCATTTTGTAATGGTACATTACCAACATTTATTTTTAAATAGTTATCAGTATTTGCAGGTGCAGATATTTGCATTTTACCATCTGACAAAGTTACATCTCCTGTAAAAGTTGCATCACCAGAACTGTCTATACTCATTTTTGCATCACCAGAAGCATTAATAAAAGCTAAATTGTCATTACCATCTAAACCAATATTATATTTTTCTACATCATTTCTTTGTAATTTGAACATTGGACTAACTGCTGCTCCTGCAAGTAAATTTGCAGTAAACATATCCCCACCCCCTTTAGTGAAAAACGCCCCTTGAGATATAGTAGTATATCCTGCTGTTGAACCGACTTGTACACTTCCTGCAAAAGTTGAGTTTCCATCTACTATTGATAAAACGTCAGTTGCAGTACCCGCAATACGTTGTCTTAATCTTAATTCACCATCATCAGTATCGTGTCTTAATATATCAAAAGAACCATAAAAAGTAGAATCTCCATATCCAAAAGTTCTCATAACATATTCGCCATCAGAAGCCCCTGTATGAGTACCTTGAATATAAGAGTAATCTGTACTTGATAAATCTATATTTCTTCCTACTGTTAAATTTCCTGCAAAAGTTGTAGTACTTGTAGAAGGTGTACCCATACCTGATACAGAAATTACACTTGAACCTGCATTATTATTTAAACCCCAATCATTATTAGCATCAGCCCATAACCTCCTCCAATACTTCAAACTTTTAGAAGTACCACTTTGAATTACATCTCCTGCAAAAGTTGCGTTATCTGAAAAAGTTGCACCACTACTTTCTAAAGTCAAAGAAGGAACTCCTTCACCAAGTGTGAACTCGTGTGAACCCCAAGAATTATAACCAAATATATCTCCATCGTGG